GTGACAATGCCGACACGCACTGATTAAGCATTGGTGTAGGCTCTGCCCACACCGCTGCGAAGTACTGGTACTGATTCGAGCTCGTGATGTTGTAAGACATTTTCTTCCTTAATATATAACGAATTAGGACCGGCGTGCTTCTCCGGTCTATGTTTATTCTTACTTACTACTTCACTTCCTCCTATCTTCCTTTTCTTTTTCCTGAAATTATCAACCGCTTTAAATGCTTCAACCGAATCGACGAATTCGTCAACCACGCCTTCGAAACCTTCGACGTCCGGATCACTTATCGCGATGATCTTTTCTCTCAAACCCTTCATAACCACATTATTAGCGACCATTGCAACGGATACAACTTCCAGAGCTAACGGTTGCCAACCCGCTTCTATCTTTACATCTTGAATGCGTACATGAACCTGCCACGGTTTCCTCTTGGCGTCTGCAGTAGACACGAAGTAATTCGGAACCAGCTTGAACTGAAACCTCTTGCTCTTGGCCGCTGCTCTGTACGTACCGATTACACACTCCTTAGAGTTCACCAGACGCTTGTCTATCACGCTTATCGTCACTCCGCCTTTGACAAAGTCTGGTACAAGCCACTCTCCTGTAAAAACAGCTCCTAATATACCCACATATCTATACTTATCTAACGGCACATCTATTAACAAGTCTATATCACACAAAGTCTCGGACTCCTTAACAGATATTATGTCCTTAGTACTAATAGACACAGTCTTTAATCTCGTTAGAGCCTTCGGGAGTATCTTTTCCTTATTCGTGAGAAAAAGGAAATCATTCACCTTGGGTTCGTACGAGACCATCGACATTATCAAACAAAAAACAAATCTTTAAACAACCTCTTATCTGATAAATATTTAACAATACTACAAAAAGCAAACGATCCGCCTACCGCGGTTTTATGAACCTCGGCAACGGCCTCATCTAACTGTGAAAAATACGCACAATTGTTTAAGTTACTAGTTACATCACACAAAGATTCACGTAACTCTTCTAAATGATCAGTATCCCTAATATGCTTACAGCCTAACTTAGATATTAGTTTAAGCGGATCGTAATATACAATTGCTCCTCTATCATGGTGAATTACGTAACGACCACAGAAGTAACCATACTTTTTCCTGAAAAGCTTCGCCTCGAAATTCCACATGAGGTTTGCACCGGCTTGGATATCAGGCAAGTCCATACCTTTAGGAATATAGACTAAACTGTCGTCCCCGCAAAAGGCTGCTTTAATCACTTTGTCCATTGGAATCATCGAACTCAGGCAGGTCGCAATGATAATAGTGTTACCAATAAAGGTTGACACATCACCGCTTTTCCTTTGGTACCAAAGACATGTTTTTATTCCGGCTGTATAGTCCTTCAAAGTCGTTTTCCTGTGTCCTTGTTTCCACACTTCAGCCAGCCACTCATCTATCCCAAGTTTTTCCCAGATTTTATACTCTACAGCGCAATGAAACTCGTTTTGTGACTTGTCGTACTTTGATATATCGAGTTCCAAAATTTCCATCGCCTGGGTTGAATCAAGGTCGGAGAAAAATTCTTCTATTTGACCAGGTGTTTTTCTTGTGTAAAACAGAAATTTTGAAGAGTCTACCCTTTCGAGCAGCATCCTCGTAAGTTCTGCAAACATAGGACCGAAAATAGCATTGATCTTCTTTGAGTGGTAGACTATTGTCTGCAATGCAGGATATTCATCCTGAATGCTTAAGTCTAACTTTTGCTTGGGTTGGCTCTTGATCATATGCTTGTACTCATCCACTGCCGGCAAATCTACAAAGTTGAAGTCCGCTAGCTGACCAACTGTAGACGACTCTTGTTTAGAGAGCCATCTAGAAAAACTTTCCCTAGTTAAGGACATCTTATTCGTTCCACTGAATTCCTTGTCAATGTATGCATCCCAAAACTTTTCGGCCACCAGTGATGCAGTATCCTCTATGTCGATCGTCCCTGTCAGATCCGGCGCATTCATGTTTCTTTTAATCATAGCAACTAGATTTTCTAACAAGCCTGCTGTTCTTGGCATTTCTGCTGCGGTTCTTATTTTTGGCTTGAGAAAACTTGGCTGCTCCTTGGGAATTTGCACGGATTTGGAGAAGTCGATTCTGCAATCCTTGACGTTTAAGGAAATATCCCTCAAATTCATAGTAACAGCATCAAATTCGTTAAGAATAGTGCTGTTTCCAGGAAGAAGAGTGTCGTAATAGAATTGCATGTCTCGCCAATCTCCTGACTTAGGCGTCTGAACAAACAAGTTCGTTCCTTTGAATACTGCATCTATCTGTAATTGCTATTGGATGCCAGCTTCGACCTTGTACATATCGAGAATAAAATTTGACAACTTCTCCATTTCTGAAATCACATTAACCATAGGGTCCAACACAACGGTATAGTACCGACAACGCGTTGTATGTCTCGTCAGTGCCACCAAAACATGTGGTGACGCTCTTGATATGATCTCTAACGGTGTTGATGTCAATCGAACGATTGCAGTCTTCTCGTATGTTTCCCCTTGCACCTCGTGCACTGTATTTACGTCGGCGTAACCCTTTTCCAGCAACTCGAACTTATCAGCCTGTGTAAAGGTCAAAATTTTTCCCTCTAACGGCAAGGTTATTGGGTTGAAAGCACCTTTCCCTCTTACCACTTCCGCATTCACAGACCTTTCAACGGCACTAGTACACATCACCGCTCCGTCGTACTTCTTATTCAGGAAAAATGTGACATCAGCGGGACATCTTAACGTAGTTCTTCTGACCTCCTTCTCGTCTACCACAAGCTTTGCAAAATGTGCAGGATACGGGAAATTCGCCACTCTACAGATAAACGGAATCTGTTGTGTGTCCCCGTACACATACGCCACGTCGCAGTGCGAAAGTAGTAGCAAAAAGTTAACACAACCAGTGTGAAGCATCAACCCTTCGTCAATAAATAACCTCTTGAACACCCTCCTCGGAGGGTGCATCAAGAAGGAATCTACCGTTCTTACGTTGTCTTTGTCCGCTCTCATCACACCTGCGTGATTTGCCCTTCTGATAATCATCTTCGAAGCTTCCTTCCCAGGGACTAAAATCAAGTCCTCGGAGAAGTTCACCTTTTCGATAATCTCTTTTGTCTTTCCACAACCAGGAACACCGTCAACCAAAATCATCTTCGCGGTTGGCTCCGGAGGTTCACCGTCTAAACAGCAGGACGTTAGCGTCTTCAGTTTTCCCATGTCAGAGTACACTAAAGAGTCACTTGACACGGCTACTCTGAACCATGTTTCGTCACAGACTGGTTTCCCCTCATCCCAGTTGAGCAATACTATAACCAACTTGTGATTGGCGTCTTCCGCAACTCCCCAAGCGTGACTTTTCGCATTCGGTTTGAGCAACCAGCGTCCTCTTCTCACATCCCACACTCCAGATTTCTCCTGCGATTCAGGATCAGCGCCATGAACATCTCTAAGCACTTTACAGAGATTGGAGACAGTGGCTGACAGCGACGCACTTAAGTAATCGATGTAGTTCTTCATTTGTTGAACTTTAATCGATCCTGTGTACACCGCAGACATCATAGCCCCTCTTTTTACTGCATCTACACTCTTGAGATGGAAATCGGCAATGTCCACATCGAACTTGTCGAAACCTCCGCCTTTCGGGCATATTCCATACGCCGGTACAGAACCCTCTACGAGATTTTTCACACACGGGTAAGGAGCGTCATTTCGTAAGCTCAACACATCATTTCGCTCCGTACTTTTCACCTCCTCGGTTTTAAGTGACTCCGAGATTTCCTCTTCAGTAGGTTTCTTAAAAGGCAATGTCAATTCGCACTTCATAATTGCCACCACTACTTTAGCTGCCATATCCGGGTCTACTGATTTCTGCTGGCACAAAGCCTTGAACGCCTCTAAGTCGAAAGAATCGAGATTTTCGAGCACTGATAGCTCAGACAATGCATTGTAATACTTCTCAGATTCCTCTAGAGGTTTGGAAAGGTCGCACGACTGAAACTCTTCCGCCTTCTTATACTGTAGCACCAATCTGTCAGAGAACGTGCAGTACAATTCGGGGATCTTAATCTCTAAGGCCTCTTCTGCCACTTTCACAAAACCACCACGAACGAGAGTCTCCTTGACCGAGGGAATAACCCCCATCAGGGCATCGCAGAGACTAGACCAGATCAACTCTTTGGTGGTTCTGTCGAACTTCTGGAACTTTTTCAGGATTATCTCATCCTGTACATGACCCAACTTTGTTATAAGGAAAAATGTCATCGCCAACGGACCTAGA